GGCCCGTGCATGGGTATGCAAGCCTTTGTAACGCGGCAGCAACGAAGGATGTATATTGATCATCCTGCCCGCCCATGCGTCGGTGAATTCATGTGTCAGCATACGCATGAAACCCGCAAGGCAGATCATGTCTGGCGCGTGCGGTTCAAGTTGCGCCGTCAACTGCGCCTCGAATGCTGTTCGGTTCCCCTTAAAGGGCCTGTGATCCACAACTTCCGTAGGAATCCCACGTTCCAGAGCCCAGGTGATCCCAGTGGATTCAGGGGCATTTGACACGATCACGCAGGGCCGCGCCGGGTGATCCCCGGTCATGTCCTCAACCAGCGCCCGCATGTTTGATCCGCCGCCTGAAAGGAAAATTGCGACCCGTTTGGTCACAGCATCCGCCCTGTATAGGTGATTCCGGCTTCCTGCGTGACCTTACCCATCACGTGAACAGCTTCTCCGGCCTCGACAAGCATGTTTTGCAGCGTCTCTGCCTGATCTTCGGCAACGACCAAAATCATCCCTACCCCACAGTTGAAGGTCTTGAGCATCTCGGCCTCGGAAATACTCCCGGTTTCGGCCATCCATTTAAAAACGCCGGGCAAGTCCCAGGAATCCAGATCTATTTGCGCGCCCATGGTTTCGGGCAAGACACGCGGTAGATTTTCGGTCAGCCCACCGCCGGTAATATGGGCAAGCGCATGAACGCCCCCTGCCCGCACGGCGGCCAATGCGGGTTTCACATACAGCCGCGTAGGCGTCAGCAACACTTGTCCCAGTGATCCATCTGACCACGGGCACTGCGCATCCCAGCCCAAGCCCGACATTTCGACCAGTTTGCGAACCAATGAATATCCATTGGAATGCACCCCATCCGAGGCGAGACCCAGCAGTACATCACCCGGAGCGACATCGCGTGGCAGATCGGCCCCGCGCTCCATCGCGCCGACGGCAAACCCGGCCAGATCAAAGTCGCCCTCGGTGTACATTCCTGGCATCTCGGCGGTTTCTCCCCCGATCAAGGCGCAGCCCGAGCCTTCGCAGCCTTTTGCGATACCTTCGATGATTCTGGCGGCTTGTTCAGTCTCGAGCTTGCCCGTCGCGAAATAGTCGAGAAAGAACAGCGGTTCCGCGCCCTGACAGACCAGGTCGTTTACACACATCGCAACCAGATCCACGCCGACACCGTCCACATTGCCGGTATCGATCGCGATTCGCAGTTTGGTACCCACGCCGTCAGTTGCGGCAACCAGGATCGGGTCAACATACCCGGCACCCTTCAGGTCGAATAATGCCCCAAACCCCCCAAGACCGGCCATCACGCCGGGCCTGTTGGTCCGCTTGGCCGCGGGCTTGATACGTTCGACCAGTGCATTGCCCGCGTCAATATCAACCCCGGCATCTGCGTAGGTGATTGAATTTTTGGTGTTGGTCATGACACGTCCCCGCCGCCTGTTACCTTTGCGAAAACGGGTTATAGCACCCTGCGCAGGCGTGCAATGCACCTAACAAGGTTCAAGGCTTTTCTATGACTTGACGCCGCCGCCTCGTCCGAATACGAAACCGCCATGGCGGGCCTGTAGCTCAACTGGTTAGAGCAGAGCGCTCATAACGCTTTGGTTGCGGGTTCAAGTCCTGCCGGGCCTACCAAACATCATTTATTATCCTTTGTTTTCCGCTGCTTAGGTGAAATACTGGCGAACCTTGCGGGGTGGTTCGCCAAGTTTTGTTCGGCGTTTGTGCCGTCCAACTTGGAAAACGCCGAGTCAGCCAGATCGCGGCGACCGAACGTTTCGCAATACTTCTGCGCCATAGCCAAGGTGACTTGGCCGCTTACAGACATGATCTCAAACGGTGTGCCGCCCGCCTCAGCTATCCGGCGACAGATCGCCTTCCGCAGGCCGTGCGACGAACACATAGGCAAGCCCGCTTTGTCGCACCATTTGCGCATTGACGTGCCAAGGCCATTTCGAGACCGTGCTTTCTTTTGGTGAGTTTCGAGGAAAGTGAACGTCTTGGGTGTCGCCTCAATCGCCTCGACAAGCGCCGGGTGCATCGGGATATCTACTAGTACCCCAGACGGGTTTTTCTTGGTCTTTTGACGCCGATATTCAATGCGATCACCTTTGACGTTCGCTGGCCCTAGCTTCACAGCATCGACCTTGGCCGCGCCTGTGTATAACATCAGCGTCATACAGAGGTGCGCAGGCGTGCCGATCTTGTGGACCTCATAGAACCGGGCAATCTCGCCCTCGTCCCAAGTATGAAAGCCGTCAGTCGGTGCGCTGTATTTCTTCACGCCCTTGACCGGGTTTGCAGCTACCCATTCCATCTGGACGGCTAAGTCCATCATCTGCGAAAGCCGCTTGAGTGTCTTGTTCGCTTGCACCGGGGTCGCGCTCATAGATGCCTTGATCGCCATCACATGACGAACCCGCATATTTTTCACAGACTTCTTGCCATGCTTGAGGCGCAGGGGTTCGATCACGCTCCGGTAATCAGCGCGGGTGCTTTCCTCAATCGTCGGAAAGTGCAGCTTGTAGAAATGCGCGACCAGATCATCTAGGGAACCCGGCACGGTGCGCCCTGCCCCGATCTGCGGCTTGGCTGTCACTCGCTGGACAGCAGCCTCATAGCGCCGGATAAACTCATCAGAGCCGTATTCTGTGCCAAGTTCTGCGGCAAAGCCCTTGTGGCGATAGCGCCAGCGACGGTTTCCGCTCTTGTCGGTGTAGTGGGTGGCATTGGGAAACTGTGTTTTCCGCTTCATTGCTCATCCCATTCGTTGATTTCAGACGTGGCATTGTTTGCCATCACGACAACGATTTTTCCGCTGCGGTCAATTTCCACACGCCCCACAGACAGGCCAGCAGCCACCGCGCCTTTGACAGCGCGGGTCACGTCAACCTGTTTGAATGGTGCCTGTGTGTTAGCCATGCAGATCACCGCAATTCTCAAACACTGTCTTGAAGTTCACCAATACGCAGGCTTCTTTTCCTTCAATCGGAGCGCCTGTGTTCGACCAATGCGCTTTCCATTCGTCAGCGTCCGCATAGATCGCAAGCCAGAAGTCTGTGATCGCGTGTTCAACCTTTGGCAGGCCATTGACCGCGTATTTAAAACGCAAAGCGCAGTTCGCATCAGTCTCAAGTTGCTCACGCAGCCATTCGAAAGGTGCAATCAGGTCTTTTGGCTGCATCCCAAGACGCATGAAAGCAGCAGATCCGGCAGCTAGTTGCAACTCACGCACGGAAATACGCTTCCGCACTTGGCCGATTTCCGAGAGGATCAAGCCAATATTGCACATGTGATTGACTTGTGGGCGCGTCAATCGCGCCCACTCTGCCACCTGATCTCTTGAGAATGAAATATCCATGGACCATGTTTAGAACGTTTCACCACTCTAGTCAATAGAGTGGTTACACATTCTTATTTTCCAAAGCCTCAATCTTCTCGATCAGATCGCCCATAATTTCGATCATCATATCAACCAAACGCCCCCCACCATTGTCTGCAAAGGACGTGGCGCATATCTGTTCCCCATCAATCGCCATCGACATGACACGCAACATGGCTTCAACCTTTTCCGCTTGGGCTAGTGGCGTTGCGATAGAATCCCGGCTCATGGCTTCTGCTCCACCCGATCAAGATCATCTGCCAGCTTATCCGCCATCTTCTTCGCAGCAGTTACAACAGCCGTAACAGCGTTGCGGTTTCCGTCGTTGTCTAGCAGGTCGATGGCATCCAATAGCCCGCTAAGGATTGTCGCGTCACACTGGCAATCACTGATAGTGGCACGTGCAGGTTTGTTCGCCGTGGCGGCGTTATCATTAGTCATTGTCTCATTCTCCGGTTTGGGGTATCAATGATTTACGTTGATAAACCTTGGCAGACGTGCCGTCAATGAAAAACGTTGATACATGACACCAGCACAATCCCGAGCGGCCCGTGGCCTAATCTCTATGACCCAAACAGGCTTGGCCCAAGCGGCCAATCTAGGGCAGTCAACTGTAATCGACTTCGAGAGGGAAAGGCGCATTGTGTCAGCCGATGCCATCGCAGCCATCAGGGAAGCGTTAGAACAAGCTGGCGTAGAGTTCATAGCAGAGAATGGTGGCGGCGCAGGGGTCAGGCTCAGAAAAGCCTAAACCGCAATGCGTTGCTGCCCCGCGACGTATGCAAGCCGCGCAGTCTCAGCCAAATCATCCTTGGCCCAACTCATCAACCGAATAGCCTTATCCGGCGTCCACAGCAGAAACCTGCCCCTTGGACTTATCGCCAGCTTGCATCCCTCGATTCTCAAGGGGCGGCATAGCAGCGTGAATTGAGCGACAATCTTGAACCCGTTTTGGTTTGTCTCAGGTATAGCAAGAATTGCCATATCAACGATCTTTGCATCAACTTCATAGGTCATGGCGACCACCCCGATTTACTGTTGCGGAAAGACTTTTGCGCCATGCTCATGCCCTTCGATGCGATACCTGGCGCAGCCTGCCGTATCGCCGCCCCCGCTTCATTTCTGGCAATCTCGACAATCGTTCCGGGTTCGTTGCGAACGATCAACTCCACAGAACCGCCGCCGCCGATTGTTTGCCCTTTGCGGTGATCAATAATCGTTTCGTCAGGGTGGTTAATCGACAAGATGCCGCCCCGCCCATCAACGCCGCCTGTGCGCGACCCGCTGCCGGTGTATCCGCCGCCCTCGTTCGAAGGTAGCCCGCTGAATATGCCTCCCAATAGACCACCCCAGCCACCGCCGCCCGATGGCGCAAACTGTCCGGTGCCGAACAGCGCATATTCCAGACCGGCGCGGATAATCGCGTCCCGCAGGCTGTCGAAGGCATCCGCGCCGCCCATGGCTGCGTCGATTAAGCTGTCCTTATACTCACGCACAAAAGGCTGTTGGTCCTTAAATTCCTGACCAAGCTGTGCAACCTGTGCGTTGTATTGTTCCTGAGATAGAACACCCGCTTCCCTGAGTTTGGTTGCTTGGGCTATGCTGTCATTATACTTATCATGCGCAGACTTAAGTCCTTCGATGATACGTTCTGCTTCCCGGTCAAGCTCATTCTGCGACCGCTGCGCTTCCCGTGCCGCTTTAGATATTCCGCCTGACCTGGACGATTTCTCAGCCCTTTTCGCCAAGTTCGCCAGACGCGCCTTTTCCGCTGTCAGTACGTCACCGTTTCCACCATAGAGCGCCGAATTTTCACGGATCAGCCCCTCACCTGCGACCCGCCCCGCCCCATACTGCGCATATTGCGATGCAAGGTTAGAGGACCTTTGCGCCGCCATGGCCGCGTTTAGGTTGTTGGCAAGCCTCGCGGCCTCATCAGCCGCCGCGCCAATTGGATCAGCAAGGGCTCTAGCCTCAGCCGCAAGCGATGCAGCCGCGCTTCCAGCGTCAAGTGTCGCCTCTTTCTGGGCAATCATTACCTCAAGAGCCTCAGAAAGCTGTTTAATCAGCTCGGCCTCTTGGTTGTTGATCCCGTCCTTTGAAAGCGCCAGATCGTTTGCAGCGGAAAGTAACCTTTGCGTTGCCATGATCTGTTGATCAATATCGCCGTTTGCATCGACCAAAGCCCGCTGCGCAGATTGAAACTCTTGTGTAAGCCCGCGCGCCTCTGCCCGCGCCTCCCGTGCCTTATCAGTAAAGGCCAGCATAATATTCACATCAAAGAAACCAGCCAGCGCCGCCCTGCCTTCACCATCGCCAGCGGTGCCGAGTAGATCGCCAAGGCTTTCTGAAAGCCCGTCAATCTGCCGTTGTGCCTCACGTGCTGCGATGTTTGATAGCATTGAAAGCGTGGTCTGCATCGTGCTGGCAAATTGCCCGTATTTCTGATCAAGCTGAGCGGTGGACATGCCCGCAAGTTCCGCAGCCGCCTCTTGCTGTGCAAGCGCCTCGCTCACGGCGTCGATCTGTTCAGCAAGGGTTTCCGATTGCTCACCCAACCCCAAGGCGTTTGCCGCCAAGGGTAGCAATGCGCCCGCCGCAACACCGCCCATAATGCCAACAGCACCAAAGCCGAGAGCCAAATCCGGCAACTGGATCGCAAGCGACTGGATTAGGTTGCCCGTCGCCATTGTCTGTTGACCGACCTGAGAAAGCTGCATGGCGGCATTTCGCATCCCGTTGCCACGAAACCCCTTGCTTAGTTTCTGAGCAGCGATAGCGGTCTGGGCCAACTCCTTTTCCATCCGGTCAGCAGAACGAACAATCTGTGCCTCGGTGCGTTTACCCTCGGTCGCAAAGACTTTGAGTTGCCCTTTGCCCTTGGCAAGGTCTGAGCTATCAAGAGTTACCGTTAGACGTGCTACATCAACCATTTTGATTTTCCTTCCAATCTACCAGATTGAGCGCCATTGCTGGATCAACGCCCGCCTCTTTTGCCATTGCCAGAGCCTGCACAATCGCGGTGACTGTCCGCGCCCTCCCGCCAGCATCAAACGCTTGTAGAGGCCGCATCACGTCCAGCATGACCCCGCCGCCCAGCTTTTCCGATGCCTCCTGCCCGATCATGGTAGCGATAGGCATCAACGCCCATTGCGCTAGGTGGCGCTGCGCTTCCCTAACCATCGGCCCCGTAGTGGCTATGTTGGTCAGACCAGGCAGCACCCCATAAGCCATCTCAATGCCAGCCCGTGCCGCCGCCCAGGTTTCACGTGTCATTGCCTTGGAGAGATCAGGCGTCACATCTTGGCTTTTCCAATCCTGAATAGGTGCAGGCCCACCCGCCGCAGCGACGTTCACAGATTCACGGATCAGAACGCGGCCCCGACTACCCCGAAACCCACGCGCCAAATCGTCCATGTCAGTCGCGGGTGCCTCAGGGAAAGGCACAATCTGCGACCCGATAGGTGCGTTCGCATACACCTCCGACAGCGCCGATTCCAGCGTTTGCAACAGGCCAGCCGTTAGACGCGCCCGCCGTAGTGGTGCGGTGCCAACGTAGGGCATGTTCACTTCAGAGCCGATCCTGAGATGCAGCACCTCGCCAGCTAGAACAGTTTCAGTCTTGCCGCCACCCGTGTCGGGAATGCCCACGCGGTAGGCCGTAGGCTTAGACAGGCGCGTCGTCAAATCCCAGTCCGAGCAAGGCAACAGCCCATCATCACGGATCACGAACACAGCCTCACCACGCAGCGCCAAGGCGCGACCAGCAAGGCCCAGAACAGTGGGCGTGAGCAGGTCGGTGCCTTCTACGTCAGCCTGCATCAAGCCGCCCTCCCAAAGGCTCACGCAGCCTTGAACGCAGCCTGTTAGTTCCGCCACACCATTGACGCCGCCGATATAATCCGCCCGCGCCTGCATCACTTGCGTTGTGTACCCGGTGCCAGTTGACCGGGTTTCATTCTCAGGCTCTTTTTTCTTAAATGGCCACATCACTGCACCCTCCGATATGGGCGCAGCAGGTCAGCCGCCCCGCTCAATTGCATTGCCCGTGCTACCCATGTCGGCGCGCGGGTTTCCTCGTTTGCCATAGGCCCTAGATCCATCTTGAATGCGGATGCGCCGGGGTTGTGCTCACCGGGTGCCAGATATTCTGCCAAGCGGCGGAAAGCCTCAAAGATAGGCGCAGGCACATCACCCGCGCCAACTTGTGCCGTTATCCGATAGATCCCATCGACAGGCAGACAGACGCCAAGCGGCCCATCTTCCAGCGTCACGGCTTCCCACGCGCTAGATGCCCAGACATGAGACACGAACGACACGATCGGCGTCAGACGCGGGTGAAACTCATCCCCGCCATCCCCGCTTAAAGTCCAGACCACCTCACGAACCGTGAAGCGATAGGCAGTATAGGCTTCGATCCTTGCCCAGATCATCGACGCATCAAGCGCCGCCGCATCAGTGGAAAGGCCCGGAGGCGCAGAAGGATAATAAGCAGGTACCGCCTCAAACTGTTTAATCAGGTCAATCATATCAGGCCCTCCAACGATTCAAGGTGCGGTGCAGGCCATTGCCAAGGCCATCGGGCATAATCAGGCCATCAGCCCCCCAGTTTCGCGCTTCAACTTGAGCCTCGGGATAAGCCGGACGGGTGACAACGCTGATTTCGTACAGCAGCGCCGCCAGTACCGTTCGGATGATGGCGTTATGCGCCCCGTTCTCAGGGTCCATGCCTTCATCCTCGATCTTTTCAGGCTCAGGTACGGCCCGCTTGGGTGGCAAACGAAACCCCGGCGATATGCCAAGGGTCAGGCCTGCCGCAATACTTGCCAGCACATCTTTGACGTAAGACACCTCTTGCATTTCTTCGGTAATCGTCGCCGTAAAGGTTAGAGCCTCCTCACCGTCAACAAGATCCAGCGTTCCAGCGCCACGCGATGCCAAAGGCTTGTCAAAGCTGTGACCAACCAGAAAGTGAATATCCTCCTCAGGACGTTCCACACGATAGGCAAAGGCACGTGGCGCAATTACCTCTTTTTTCGGCCTGCCGGTGCGGCCCCCATCACTGAGAACCGCCCGCTTGCCGTAGGGAAACCGGCCTTGCAGCGCCAAAGCACCAGAGGCCCGTTTGCGTAGTTCTAGACCGCCATCTGCAAAGCCGTTCAGCATCTTATTGAATCCCTGTCAGGACGCGGGTTTGCACCGCACGGCTGATTGTTGTGTCCATTGTGGACAGTGCCGTCAGACGCAGGCCACCGGATTGTGCATCGCTGTAAGGATCGCGGATCAGATCGACCGCACCCCAAAGCCCGACGAACACAGGTG